AGATGAATTTATTTCATATTCTGATTATCCTCAAGCGGTAAAAGAAAACGCAAAAAAAGTACTTAATTGGGTTGAAGAAAATGGTTGGGGTTCTTGTGGCACAGGTGTGGGAAAAGTAAGAGCTAACCAACTTGCTGAGGGTAGACCCATCAGTATGGATACAGTTTATCGTATGTATTCTTATCTATCAAGACATAAGGTTGATTTAATAGCATCAAAGAGTTATGACGATGGTTGTGGTAAATTGATGTATGATTCTTGGGGTGGTGAGGAAGCTTTAAGATGGGCTGAGAGAAAAATCAATCAGGTTAAAGCGGGTGCAATGTCTAAACAATACTTTGCTACAACCGATGAAGAAAAGAGAATAGTGACAGGTCCTGCAATGATTCCCAATCTCAAAATATTCCGTAAGGATAAAAAGGGTAATCCATATTATGTGTATTTCACAGATGAGACCATCAAGATGATTGCTGAGAAATATATGAAAAACAAGTACATAGATAACAACGATAAGAACCACGATGGTAAAGCGGTACAAGATGTCTATGTAATTGAATCTTGGATTAAGGAAGATATGGAGGATAAATCCAACAAATATGGATATGAAGATTTACCAGTAGGTACTTGGTTCGTATCGATGAAAATCAAAAATGACGAGGTTTGGAAGATGGTTAAAGAAGGTAAACTCAAAGGATTTTCCGTATCAGGATACTTCGAGGAAATTGCTGAATTTGCAAGAGAGGAAGCATTTTTAAAACAATTAGAGAGATTATTAAGACAGATAGAAGATTAATCTGGTAATATATATAAAATTACATATTTAATAATATAAGAATAAAAATAAAATAAATTTAGATTATGTCAAATCCAAAAAAAGCAATTCAAGAGATTAAGTCTTTGATGAAGCAATTTGGTTTTTTATCTGAAGAAGTTGAACTTATGTCATTCAAACTTGCTGACAATACAATATTACAAGCGGAGAAACTCGAAGTTGGTAAATCAATTGTAAAAATCAATGATGCGTTTGAACAAGTTGCTTTGGAAGACGGAACATATCGTGTTGATAATTTCAACGTGGATGTTGTTGAAGGAAAAATCGAAGCTATCAAAGAAGTATTCGTTGATGCAAAACTCATCGATGGTACACAAATCAAAGTTGAAGGTGATTCAGTAGTCGAAGGTGCAAAAGTTATGGTAGTAACCGAAGAAGGTGAAATCGTAGCACCAGATGGAGTACACGAACTCGAAGGTGGAATGAAAGTAGAAACCAAAGAGGGACTTATTGTATCTGTGTCTGAACCTAAGATGGAAGAAGAACCTGAAGTTGAGATTAAAGTAGAATCCGATATGGGTGGTATGAAAGAACTATATTCTTTACTTGAAGATATGATGAAAAAAGTATCTGAGAAAATGAAGAATATGGAAGTAAAAATGGAAGCTATGAATTCAGAATTCAAAGCATTCAAATCAGAACCAGCAGGTAAGAAAATTTCTGATGGTAAAACTGAATTCAATAATCAAGAAAATTTAAACTCTGTTGATGCAAAAATTGCAAACATAATGAGTTTAAGAAATAATAAATAAAATAAAAAAAAGAGATTTAAAATGAAAAAATACTCAAAAGAAGATTTTAGTTACGTAGTGAGTTCCATTACTGGTTTCACAGACCAAGTTGGTGGTGAATTACTTGCTAAAGCATTAGTAGGAGCACAGACTCCAAAGTACGTTAATGTACGTCTCGGTATCAAAGGTACACAAGCTTTGAACCTTTTAGATTCATCTCCTTCTTTCCAAGCAGGAGCTTGTGGATGGAACGCATCAGGTACAACTACCTACACTCAAAGAAACATTACAACTTGCGCTGAAAGAGTGAACGAAGCATTATGTCCTGATGATTTGTATCCAACTTATCAGTCAATGTTACTTACACCTGGTATGACTGAAGAAACAGTTCCTTTCGAAAGTGTAATCGCTGATTTGAAAATTAAACAAATCCAACAGAGAATTGAGCAGAAATTGTGGCAAGCAACTACCGGTGGTGGTGATTGTTTCGATGGTTTCAAAACACTTATCGCTTCAGGTCAAACTGGTATCGGTGTAAGTTCTGGTGTTGCTTTCTCTGCATCTGCAGCTTATGGTGTATCTGGTAACCCAATCACAGAAATTGACAAGTTGATTAACGCACTTGATGACAATGCACAAGCAAGAGAAGACTTAGTTGTGTTTATGTCTTATGCAAACTTCCGTTTGTATGTACAGGCATTAACAAGAGCTAACTTCTTCGCTAACTACATTGGTGGTGCTAACGCAATCGGTGGACCTGCATCTTATGAGGCAGTACATCCTAACACCAATGTTAAAGTTGTTCCAACCTTAGGTTTGAATTCTTCTAATCAAGTTACTATCGGTCCTGCTGAATATATGGTTGTTGGTTTCGACTTATTGTCTGACCACGAAAGACTTGACATTTGGTGGTCTCGTGACAATGATGAAGTAAGAATCAGAGCTAACTACAACTATGGTGCTCAGATTGCTAAGTTCGGTTCTACCGCATACTTTGCAACAAATGGTCTTAGCTAATCATTAAAGATATTAAAAACAGAGGGGTGAAAGTCCCCTCAAATTTAAAATAAACAGAAAAACAATTAATATATAAAATATGAGTTGCTACATTTCAGAAGGTGTTAGTCTCAATCAATGTTCAGATAGTATTGGTGGTATAAAGAAAATTTATATCGCTGGTGGTACAGGTACAACTGTAGGTGGTGTAACTGGTTACACTTATACTGCAGACGATAGTATTTCAGGTGCAACTGCAGCTGCTGGTACCATATTCTACGGGTTTGAACTTAAGAGAGGAACTTCATCCTTAACACAAAATATCCAAAAGTCTTTCGAGAATGGAACTATCTATTTCGATCAAGAGTTATTGGCTGTATTATACAAGTATGATGCAGATAAGAGATTGATTCTCCAAAACTTATCACAGAAGGATAACTTGCAAATCATCGCAATCGACCAAAACGATACTCAGTATATGTTGGGTCAGGTTCGTGGTATGTACTTATCAGCAGGAGCTGCAACATCAGGTCTTGCACTTGGTGATAGAAATGGATTTGAGATGACATTCTTAGGTCAAGAACCAGTACCTGCAAGAGTAATTGATGGTGTATTATCATCTGTATTCTCAGGTGCATCTTTCGTAGGTTAATCTTACAACTGTTGTGGTTGTAATGTCCTATATAAAAGTCACGAACCCCCAACCAATTGGGGGTTCTTTTTTTTATATACGCATTCAATTTTTAAAAAATTATATTTAGTAATAGAACACTTATTATGATTATTCTAAATAAAGGAGAAATAAATGAATTGATATTAAATATTAATAACAATTCAAGAACAGAGTTTGCATCATATGACTTAACTTTTGTGCATATATTATCACAAGAGTCAAAGACATATACCATTGATACTTCCAATAATTCTGAGTATGGTGAGAATGACAGATATTGTGAGATTGTATTAAATCTTACAAATGATGATTTGAATTATGAAGGTCAATATGAACTAACAATTAAAGGTAATGGTTCCAATTTAGTATTCACAGGTATTGTTGAATTGGTTGGTACTTCCGAAAATAACTCATTTACTGAGTATATCTCAACAAATGAAGATAACGACAACTACATATATATAAGTTAATATGGATAACAATCAAGAAAAAAAGAAGTATTCGGTAAGTCATTTACAATTCAGACAAGAACCATTGCTTCCAATATTCTCAGAAACATTCAACAGACAACCTTGGGTTAGTTATGGTGATAACAATCAAATGCCACAATATCTAATCTCAAGATATAATAATTGTGCTATACATAAAGCAGTAATAACAAGTAAACGTGAACAAATATGCGGAGACGGAATTGTATCTTTAAACAACCCAATGGCAACAGTAAACCTAATCAATCCAAAGGAGAATGTAATGGATGTATACAGGAAGTGTGCATTGGATCTTGTCCTCTTTGGGGGATATTCTCTTAATGTAATTTGGAGTAGAGATAGAAAGACTATTGCTGAGATTTATCATTTGGATTTCAGTAGAGTTAGATGTGGTAAGATTGACCCTGAGTCAGATGAAATAAAGAAGTATTACTATTCAGCTGATTGGACTAATATCAAAAAATTCCCTGTGAAAGAGTATGATAACTTCAATCAAGAAGATGGTGATGCATCACAAATATATTATTACAAATCATATAGTCCAAACAATTCATACTATCCACATCCTGATTATTCAGGTGGTCTTGCAGCAATTGAGATTGATGTTAACATCAAAGAATTCCACGCAAATAATTTAAAGAATGGTATGAATCCAACTCTATGGATTAATATGAACAATGGTGTACCTGGCGAAGAAGAACAGAGATTGATTACAAGAGGTTTGGAATCTCAATTCTCATCTGTTAATAATGCTGGTAGACCAATCATTGCTTTCAATGAATCGAAAGAACTATCACCTGAAATTACACAAATACAAACGAGTGGTAATGATGGATATTATCAAGCAATATATGATGACATTCTAAGGTCGATTTTATCCGCACACAGAGTATCTTCAGGTGAGTTATATGGAATATCAACATCAGGTAAATTGGGAACAAGAAACGAAATTGTGGACCATTCTGAGTATTTCCGTAAGATGGTTATTCAACCATATCAAAAGGAATTGTTATCTACATTCGATAAGTTGGTATCAATGAAATATGAGAAACCAACCACGTTCGAAATTAAACCACTTTCAATCTACGAAGTGGGTGATGTTGTTGAAGAACCAATAGTAGAAGATAAACCAGTTCAACCAACACAAGTTTTATAATATGGCTAACGTACTATTAATATCAGAAAATAAAATCAAAGCTTTCACCAATATCAACAAGAATGTAGATATAGATACAATTCGTGCTGAGATTGGTATTGCTCAAGATATACATTTACAAACATTGTTGGGAACAAAGTTCTATCAACATTTACTTGATCAAGTATCTTCTACAGGTAATACATTTAATGCGGATGAATTGACATTGGTGAATGATTATATTGCACCATATCTAATTCAAACTGCATACTTTGAGATGATACCTCACCTTCATTACAGAACAATGAACAGAGGTATTGTTGAGGGTAATATGGAATCAGCAACAGGTGTTGACTTGGGAACAATGCAATACTTGAGAGGAGTACAGAAACAACGTTCAGACTTCTATAAGATGAGACTTCAAGATTACTTGATTACTGGTTTAGGTCAGAACAAGTTCCCTGATTATCTCAATTATAGTACCATAGATGGTATGATACCTGACAAGTCAGACAAATACAATAGTCCAATATATCTTAACCATACCACAAGATATGGTTATAGTGAGAGAATGGTTCGTAGAACATTAAACTCATATAGTGAAATTGAAAGGTCCAATCCACCTTGCAGTGATTGTTATTAAAAATGAACGAGAATATTCTATTGATTATATCCAACGCTGCGACAGGTATTGCAGCTTGGTGGGTAGGTAAAAGGAAATCCAATGCCGAGACAGATAATCAGGTATTGAGAAACTTGGAGTTGTCTATTAATCTATATAAAGAGATTATAGATGATTTGAAGAAGGAGATACACGATTTGAATATCAAGATACAAGAATTAGAATCAAAGGTCGACGCATTATCAGCTGAGAACCATAAATTAAAACAAGATAAAATTTTATGACATTACCACAACCCACAACAGAAGAATTAAATTTAGGTATGAAAGTAGATTATTTTGGAAGAATCATTGACTTGGATTTGGACAAAAAATATTCAATAGACTTTGATGACCTATGTGATTGGATATCACACAACTACAATTCGGTATTCCTTTTCGGTGAGGAACTAAACTACAACCAATATAAAAAATTAAAGAAATGAGTCACGATAAATTTGCAATGATTAGGAAAATCAAATTGGAATTATCTGGTATTAAACCAAATAAGTTTGAACCTCTTGAGAAAGGACCAGACGACCCGTGTTGGGAAGATTATGTTCAGGTTGGTACAAAGATGGTTGACGGAAAAGAGGTCCCCAATTGTGTTCCTATGGACGCGTCAAAGGTTAAGGAAGGATTCCCAATACCTTCACCAAGTGGTGATGAGGATGAACAGACATATGTTGGTAGATGTATGAAGGAGATTGGTGGAGAATACGAACAAGAACAAGCACTAGCAATATGTTATAACAAGTACAAAGAGAAATAACTAATATGAATTTAATTAAGATAATTAAGAATGATATATCCTACGATGTTCCAAATGTAAACATCCATAAGGACATTATTATTACATTAGATTTTTCAAATGATATGATAGTTGGTACAACCGATTCTTTTGGAATACCAATTAGTTTTAGATATAATGGTATAAACTTATTAAGTATATACAATGACGATGTTCTAACGATGACATATCATCAAGACATTGTTGATGCAATATCTTCAGTACAATCAATTACTTAATTGTGAGTAGACACACGATAAAATAAAAAGGGTCCATAGAAATGGACCCTTGTTGATTTAGGTAAAATGTAAAAAAACCTAATCAATGGAAAGATATTTATCGTATAATTTTGTATAGTTATCACTAAAGTTTCTATAAATTCCTAAATTAGAAGAATATGAATTAACCAAATCAGGATGACCAGAATATTCAGGATTGTATTTTAAAATATCATTTAATTCATTATAATATTCTAAGTATTCATCAGAATAACGTTTCCAATCCAAGACTAAAGAAGATACACTATCCTTTGATAATTTTGATATATCATCATCAGATAATGAATTAATGATACTATACGTAGTATCTAATTTAGCTAAATAATAATCTTTAAAATACAATTTTGTTGAGATGTTTGAAGGGAGTTCTTCCTTACAAGAAAACAA